TGTGGATCGACTTCTTTTCCAGAAATAGGATCAATGCGTGGCTTGTCTGGTACTAATTTTATAGGAGTCTCGACTTTAATAATGGTATAAGGGACTCCATTATCAAGTCCTGCTAATTCTCCTTTACCCTTATTTTCCTTATCAAGTTTATAAGTTCCATCACCTTTTTTAGAGGTTGTGGTAATATTAAAGGAGGCCAAAACCCCTGTAAACACTGAAGCTATGAATGTTGGATCTATTTTTTGTTGTGGTATTCCTGGGATAGAAACATAATTTAATGTTAATATTGCCCCCGACCACCCAAGTACTACAATTTTTATAAGTGTAGTAATCGCATTGGCTTGTTCTTCTTTATCCTCCAAGCCATCTTTTAATTTTTGAAGAGGATTCTTCTTTTTTGGTTCGTTTGCTGGTGTCTCTGGCATGAAAAAGTAACAACAATATTCTAAGATTACTCCAAAAGGATAAAAATGCCTCAAGAACTACTCGCAGCCTTGATAGGGGCAGCTATTTCTGGAGCGTTAATGGTCTTAGCGAACCAAACAAATAAAAGACAACGAGATATTCGTGAAATATTTCATCGTTTAAATGCTATAGACAAGGAGATAGCTACACTGACAGCAAGACGTGATCCAAACGGATGGAGGAAAAGATAGCAATGGCTAAGGCCAGAATTAAAGAACTAGAATTATTGATAAAACATTGGGAAAAGAAAAAGTGAATTGCTGGCACTGTGACACCGAATTAATTTGGGAAAGCGACTCTGATTGTGAACACTTAGAAGACTTTGATTATGTAGCTTTCCTGAGTTGTCCTCAATGTATGTCGGAGGTTGAGGTGTATCACCCTAGACCCAAACAAAACCCCTAGCATCTGCTAAGAGCCAGGGGTTCCGTCCTATCTAAATAATGCCCAGGTGGATGTATAACAAATAAGCGTGCGTCCTCCTAATAAATTGCTATTTAACCCTAGCCAGTTCTTTTTTGTTGTTCAATAGGTAAGCTCTCTCAATTTGTCTTCTCTTTTCTAAGCAATGTGAACAAAAACATATAATCGTTTTTTGTTCCATAATCCTGCTAACTTAGTGAATGGCTAAAACAATAAAACCTCCCTCTGCTTTGCAATTCAGGGAGGTTCTACTGGGTGTATGGGGTTCACCAAGCCAAATGTAGCGGTTATATATAAGATTGTGAAGAGTGAGTCTAATTATGCGAAA